TATTTAAGTAATTACAACTCGAGCGTAATGATGTGGAAAGATGGGACTGTTCATCATATATGGGAGCACTTTCAATCAGATCCAGATTACTTTATGGTTAAGTATTTTGGCGACGACAGGTTCTTGTGGCACGAAGATTTTAGATTTAATTATTTTCCGAAAGGCGAGATTTATTCGTTTGTTTATGGTGCAGACTATTACGGTATAGATGACCATAACAAATCTTTCTACTATCGCCCAAGTTACACAATAGCATTATTAAATGGATTAGACCAGTTTCCTGGAGCAGATAAAGAGTATGATGAACTTCGTATGCATTAAGTGGGGCGATAAGTATCCCGCCAAATATGTGAATAATCTTTACAATATGGTAAAGAAGAACTACACCAACCTTTTCACATTCACGTGTTATACGGATGATGCCGATGGTTTAATTTGCGATACTGCACCTATACCTGATGATGGTATCCTACATCCGAAATATTGGTTTGGCAAAGAAACCTTCTGTTTCGACAGAGCAAAGTTCTCAGTATTTAATTCGCACAACTGGTTAGGGTACGTAGGTAACTGGTGTTATTTTGACCTTGACGTAGTAATCCAAGAAGATATAACTGAGGTTCTGGAACTTGCACAGAAACCTCGCATCATTCAATGCCGCTGGCAACCACAATCACAGAAACATGACAGACTGTTTATTGACACCAGAGGAACTTTTTTCAACTCTAGTATGATGCTTTGGCCTGGTAAATCATGCGAACATATCTACAACGATGCCATCGAGAATTCCGAATCGATATTTAAAACTTTCTTCAAGGGGAGCGATAATTATCATTACTGGAGACAGAGGGATTTCTGGAAAGACATTCCAGGCGGATGGATTTATTCTTGGAATCGAGGAAAGCATTACCCAGATGATATTGAACGATTTAAGTTTCGATCCGATGCCAAGATTTGCTTATTCAATACGGATAATGTTCCCCATCCTTCTGCTAAAGAGCAAATTAAGTTATTGGAATGCGAACATGAAGACATTCTCAGATTGTGGAACTGCGAATGAGAGTTAATTACGTTTGCTGTAAATGGGGAACAAAGTATTCCGCTGAGTTTGTCAATCGTCTTTATCGAATGGCAAAGAAGCATACCCCAGATAATTTTGAGTTTCACTTCTATTGCTACACAGATAATAGTGAAGGGTTTGACACTGAAATTAAAGTCATCGACTTCCCAGACATTCCTGACATCCACCCAAAATACTGGTTCGGTTCTGAGGATTTCAAATACGGCATGGCACGTTGTTGGGACAGACCAAAGACTTTTATCTTCAACACCCACAACTTCGCAGACGATAAACCAACTGGCAGATTTGTATTCTTCGACCTCGATGTTATCATACAAAATGATTTGTCGCCAATCATCACTTATGACCTAGAGAATCCTACCAAGTTGCGCTCGTGGTGGCAAGATCCGAGACCGATGAAGTCTCGCAACTTCAAACTTTCCCATGGCGCATATACTAATGGTAGTTGTATGGTGTGGTCAGATGATCAGACAGAGTGCATCTGGCAGGATGTGCTAGAACATCAAGAACGTATTTGGTTCACGTTCACCGATGGAACTGACAACTATCATAGTTGGCGATGGGGAGACTTTAGCGATACTCCATTATGGAAACATTTTCCAAATACCTTTGCTTACTCTTACAATCGCGGACGCGACTGGGATTCAGGCGACCTTGAAGTCGGTATATATAGAAAGGACTGTATTGTGTGTGTTTTTAATGTGGATTTACTTCCATTTACAGACAACAGCAGAGGGAAAGTGAAGCAGGAATCGCTTGTTGATCCTGATCTCTTAGAACATTGGAATGTATAATGATTAATATTTACACAGTAAAGTGGGGATTCAAATATGATTCGGAAGATGTCAATAAAATTCTCGAACAATGCAAACAACACATTACAACAGAATTTAATTTTTATTGTTTGACCGAACATTCTGGTGGATTAAGTCCAGAAATTAATGTCATCCCATTACCCGAGGATAACTACTACGAAAAATGGTGGAATAAGTTATATCTTTTTGACCGAAATGTTGTTAAGCAAAAAGGAGAAAAACTTTTTCTAGATCTTGATATCGGTATTCAAAACAATATCGATTGCATCGTTGATCATGATCCGGAAGACGGTTTAACTTTTGTTCGCACTCATTGGCATAACATGAAGAAAATGAAACAAGACACCCAAGATATTCCGCACAAATATACAGACTTAAATTCTAGCGTGTTGAGGTGGAATGATAGGTTAGATATCGACAAAATCACCAAGTTCGTCACAGATTATGCAGATCAAATGTTCTTCTATTATCGCGGTCTCGACAATCTATTCGGGCATCAAAGAGAACGTCTTCTGAAAATTGACCATTTCCCAGACGGTTGGGTATATAGTTACAACTACGGATATATGTGGCCGACAGATGTAAGAGAACAAGTCCTGCGCGAAGAACCACTTATTTGTTTATATGATTCAATGGAAAGACCACAAGATGTTAAATTATAATTACTTAAACAACTATCGTTATTGGGGTGAAGGTCTAGAAAAGATCAATCACGAAATGCCGTTTAAACACGAAGACTTTCGTAAGTCTTTGAATCCAAATACTATGGATGCTGCTATCTGGTTGGTAGAAGAATTGCAGAAATGCGTAGATGTAACCAAGCAATTAAATATTACGGTTTTGAATTCTTGGTTGGGGTTTCCGCTCGTTCCATTGTTATGCGAAAATCTAAACGTCAAGAAAATTAATTTAATCGATATCGACAAAGATGCATTGGAACTCTCTAAAGTGTTTAATAGGTATTATTCCAACACGGGTGTTGAGTTAAATCACATCAATTGGGATATTCCGTTTGCATATCATGATATCAATGCACTAGAAACAGATGTTGTTATTTCTCTTTGTTGTGAGACCATGTACCCCCTCAAGAAAATGACAACTGCAAACCCAGATTGTATTTTTGCCTGCCAATCGTCAAATGTATTCAAAGAAATGTATGGTATTAATTGCGTACCAACGATTGAAGAGCACATCGAGAATATTGGAGTTACTGATGTTTTCTACAAGGGATCTATTAAGCAGTCATATTACAGTTGGGATGGTAAGGTCGAGTTCGACCGCTTCATGGTAATAGGGAAAAAATAATATGGGTAGAGCAAGAGTCGTCGCACCACCTCCGCAAGATTATATTCCAGAACCTTTAGTGTCAGTGCCGCCTCCACCCGAGGAAGTGGTTGTGGAGGAGTGGATCGAAGGAAATTTCCAAGAAGAAATTGTTGAAGTTGAAATTATTGAACCTTCTCAAGAAGAACTTGAGAAGGGAAGAATCGCACAAGAAAAATATGAAGAATTGCAGCGAAAGAAAGCAGAAGAGGAATCTAGAATTTCTGCTGAGTTGCAAAATTTACGCGAAGAAAACCAAAGACTTACACGTGAAAAAGAAGCAGCGGAAAGAGCAAAAGAAGAACAAATTGTAAAGATGCGGCAACAGGCAACTGATCAGCGCAACAATCAACACATGATTCAATTAAACATGACACCAAAAATTCCATCGTTAATTAGTAAAATTAAAACATTATTTAGAAACCGTCGAATTAAGTCTGCTACAAATGTTGGAATTAAAAACTATGAAACTGCAATCCTCGAGCGAGCAAGAATTGCAGTTCCTAAGTTATTAGATGATATTGAAAAAATGCATGAACAGTTGACTATTCTGGAAGATCTACTCGCAAAATATAGTGAGGTTAAAAGCACTCAGGAAAAGTGAGAGGCATCCTCGCCGCTTATGTCTTCAATCATTGAGCGCCAGATTTCTAGATGCGGTACAACATATCCTAGTGTCAATCTCTTCGCAGTATTACCACAGCAGTGATATACGATTTTGTTTGGATCGCTGCGATCGCCGAAGTGACCAACCTTGCATGACCATCCCTTTGGATCGACCATAGTGACAACTTCTTTTGTTACAGGATCGAGATATCTGAAAAATCCGCCATTTTCTTCTGAGTTATATGTAATGAGAATATTATAACCAGACGCATTCCAATTAGTGTGCCATCCCATAAACCCATCTTCTGGATAATATGTGAAGACCGCATTATTTCTAGCACCGAGATAATTTATTAATTCAGAATTTGTTTCTTGCTGCCTTCTGCCATATTCAGAAGGGAACCATGGTTGTCCATGTGCCTGAGACATGTCAGTGCACCATGCAACATCAGGAAATCCAACATGATTGTGTCCCTTATTGACGATATGATTCATATACTGCTCATCAGTAGCAGTGTCCACATTCAGTCCGCCGCGACGTTTTGCTTGCATATCTTCAGGTCCGAGAACTAGATGTTGATCGTTCTGTTGGAAGAACCATTCTGTGAACGGGTCTAAAATATCTGTAAGATCTTTTGAGACTGAATTTGTAAATTTCAACATTTGATAATCCTTAATCTAACATACCGTGCGGGATAGTATAATGATAAATCACTCTCGGTTGTCCTTGGAGTTCTTCTTCTTTATATCCAGCGACAAAATTCCATCGAGCATCTGGGTCGGGAAACCGACCTGCCTTTACCCCAAAATCAAACTGGTTGAGGAGTCTCCACATCGTAAACGTATCCCACTGCAAGGCAGATTTTGGATAATGTTTGCGATCCCATTCTGGTTTATTTTGCGCCCAATACTCGTCATACCAAGCACGCATCATCTCTAAGGTTTGTGGATTATTCCGATAGACAAACAACCCACAATGCTCAGTCATTTCTTCTGTCTCGGATAACTTGGTCAGTGCTGCGTTATACGGACGATTGGCAGTGAAGATAACATCGGTATCCTCTGGGATCTGATCAAAAATCTTTTGGATGTCTTCGTGTTCGACTTCAGTATCACAGTCCATATAAACTGTCAAGTCATACGGAGTCTGATCGAGCGCCCAAAGTTTTGCTCGTTTATCGCGAGGAACATTTTCGGTAATTACATTATCAAAAATTTCATAATCATCTGGTTGCACCCATTCTTCTTGGGTGAAGAATGTGATATTTGCATCTGGAAAATAATCTTTTAAAGAAATTGCCGAGTTTCTTGCTGCCCTGTAGTAACCTTTGCGGATTGTGGCAACGTACAGGAATCCATTATTCGGCATCAACTGCTTCTTGCGCAATAGCAGTATTCGCTTCTTCTTGCATCAGTAACATTACTGTGTATGCAGTGACTTCCATAAACGTCTTAGACTTGCGAATCTTAGATTTTAAATCGCGATTCTTAGAGTTTTTAACTATATCAAGTTCGAAGGCATCCAACTTAGCAGCAAACAATTGTTCTTGTTGCACGCGAGTCTTGTCTACCTTCTGACGTTCAAGGTTTTGCTTTATTTGATTATTTCGTTCTTCCATGCGCCGATCAGTATTGGCATCGATCTGCCCGATACTATAGAGACGCATCACTTCTTCGTAATCACGATTGCTACCATCATTCATGATGGATGCAGTAACACGCTTATTAGTGTCAGGATAGAAAAACTCAGCGATGATATGCTGACGTTCTTTATTCGCCCAATAAGGATTTTCGATCTTACGGGTAACTACAGGTGAGGTATTAATCAATTCAATTCTCCATTAGAAATAATAGTCATGGTAACAGTATATATAATAATTGCTACAAAGTCAATAGATTTATGCAGTTTTTACCCACAAATATACTGTTGAGATGGTGTCTTTAGTCGCTTGAATGGTCGCACCAGAATAGGTTCCTGAAAACGACTGCGTATACGATCCGCTATAGAAACCAGTATATGTTGCAGTTCCTAGATAGAATCCTGTATAGTTGCCAGTAAAGTTCCCAGTGTATGTACCCGTATAGGTAGCACTTCCTAGATAGAATCCTGTATAGTTGCCAGTAAAGTTCCCAGAATAGGTTCCTGTATATGTGGCAGTTCCTGCATAGAATCCAGTATAGTTGCCACTAAAGTTTCCAGTGTATGTACCCGTATAGGTAGCAGTTCCTGCATAGAATCCTGAAAAAATTCTCGCATAGAATCCAACATAATTACCTGTATAGTTTGCTGGACCAATATAGTTTCCACTAAAGAATCCAGTGTAGTTGCCTGTATATGTTCCAGTATAGTTTGCTGTACCAATATAGTTACCAGTAAAGAACCCAGTGTAGTTGCCTGTATATGTTCCAGTATATGTAGCAGTTCCTGCATAGAATCCAGTAAAGAATCCAGTGTAGTTACCCGCATAGAATCCAGTATAGTTTGCGGGACCAATATAGTTACCAGTAAAGTTCCCTACATAGTTTCCACTATAGTTGCCAGCATAATTAGCAGCATAGTTTCTTGAACCAGAGAAAGTGCCAAGATAGTTGCCACTATAGTTACCTGCATAGGATGCAGCATAGTTTCTTGAACCCGAGAAGAAACCTACATAGTTTCCACTAAATGTTCCCGCATAGTTACCAGCATAGTTTCTCGATCCAGCATAATTTCCAAGATAGTTACCGCTGAATGATCCGAGATAGTTGCCACTAAAGTTACTCGCATAAGTTCCTAGATAGTTACCAGCAAATGCTGTTCCAACGAAACCACCGAAAAATGGTGCATAGAATCCGAGATAGTTGCCACTAAAGTTTCCTAGGTAGGTTCCAGAGAAGTTTCTTGAATATGTTCCGAGATAGTTACCTGCATAGGATGCAGCATAGTTTCTTGAACCCGAGAAGAAACCTACATAGTTTCCTGAGAAGTTACCTGCATAAGATCCAGCGTAGTTTCTCGAACCAGCAAAGAATCCAGTATAGTTGCCACTAAAGTTGCTGGCATAGTTACCAGCATAGTTTCTAGAACCTGCAAAAGTTCCTAGGTAAGTTCCGCTGAAGTTTCCTGAATATGTTCCGGAATATGGAGCAGTGCCAGCATAACCACCAGCATAGTTGCCGCTAAATCCACGAGAATATGAACCAGAGTAGTTTGCTGGACCTACGTAACCACCAACATAGTTGCCACTGAATCCTCGTGAGTATGAACCAGAATATGGGGCAGGTCCAACATAACCTCCAACATAGTTACCGCTGAATCCTTGTGAGTATGATCCGGAATATGGAGCAGTGCC